TTAGTATACTGCTAGTTTTTCTAACTGTTCTTTAACTTTAATTAAGTTTGAGCGAATTAGAGAGGCAGATTGATCCATCGTTTGAATTGCTTGTCCTTCATTTTCATTCAAGCCATTACAAACAACTTCAAACTGTTGTGCCATTTGATCAAGACGTGCATGGGCTTGTGCGTTTAAAATAAACATGTCATCATAATGAGATGGTAAATTGACATTTCGTCGTTGTACGCAAATGTATAAAACCCTTGTTATACCAAGTTCTTTATTATTTTTAACCTTTTAAATTTTCCACAAGTGTTTGCCCTTATTTAAATAATCCGCCCTTTTTTTGCCCTGAAAAAATAACCACGTCAATTAAGACGTGGTTACCCTAATATAGAAAGAAAGTGTTTGTAAATTTTAACATATTTAAGATTTTTTGATTATCTATCTGTTTAGCTCATAGGATTTTTTTCCTTAGATTGAGTATCTATTAATTTAACTGTATGATTTTCCCAATCAACTTCATAAATTGATGTATGAGTTGCTCTATTTTCATCTTTATAATTATTACCTATCCAGTGAAGTTGATTCCAAAAGTTTGTATATCTATCCATTTCTCTTTGATAAGTAACAGTAATTTTTGATTTTTTTGCAGCGTTTTGTTTTCGAGATAGGACACCAATAAATTCTGGATTGAAGTTACCTCTGGATAACACTGGCATTTTGTGATATTCCAAGAAGTTTTGTCCAGCATTTAAGTTGCTTTGTCTTGAGCCTAAAAACATTTCATTACCATAAGTTGAATGATAACTATCTCTGCCATATGGTCCCCAACCATTATTCATAATTTTATGTGCTTCAACATCCCAACCAATTTTTTTGAAATTAGTTCTTTTATCTAAGCTAGTTCTATAGCTTTCTTGTTTATAGTTAATTGTCTCTGAAAAAGATTTTGAACCATTACCTCCACCTGACAAGCCGTTAGAGATATTAATATCTCCACCATAAGAATAACCTACCGTTTGTTGTACTTGAAATTCTTCATTTTGATTTTTAGGTGCATAATCTACAACGTTTACTGAGTCATTAGAATCTGAATTAATTGAAATGTTGTACTTAGAACCCCAATAAAATTGAGAACTAATAGTGTCTTTTGGATTTGGCTTTGTATAGCCAGAATAAATGTTTCCAGCAGCTTTGAGTATTAATGTATCTTTATCATAACTTTTATCTTTAATAAAATTAAAAGTTAAAATCTGAGAAATTTTTAACTTATCGGAATCTGATGTTGCAGTTGTTTTGTACAAAGTAATTTTATCATCAACCTTTTTCTCACTTACAGGTGTGATATGTTGAGCTGCATCAACTGTATTGGATAGCAAAAGCAATGCAATTGATGTAACAACTGATGATTTGACTATTTTTTTCATATCAATTATGTCCTTTCACTTTAATTTCATGAGTTTTCCAGTTCACTTCATATTTAACTGTGTAATTTCTGTTTACAAATGCGTTGTGTATTCTAGATCCTTCTAAATAACTATTGCCATAGTGTGTTGTTCTTCTAGTAGCATGAGTAACATCCATATTTCTGCCATACGTTATTTCAAATTCACTTGTATCTCCTGAGCCTTTTTCATGAGAAACAGTTGCAATAAATGAAGGATTGAAACCACTGTGTACTAATGGGGGTAATTCATTGTCTGGCACAAAATAGTCTCTCGGATTTTGACTATATGGTTTATATCCAACAAATAAATTTGGATCATGTCCAGACATTTTACCTAATGATGTGATAAATGAATTAGCTTTTATTCCCCATTGAACACTTTTTGAATTTTGATGTTCTACTTCACTGATATAGTTTTGTTGATTATAACTAATTGTTTTTGAATAATTAAATGAACCATTACCTCCTGTTGATGGACCACTATTAAAATTACCACCTATGTTATAACCTAATGTTTGACTAACATTTACTGAATCTATTTTATTTTTAGGTAGATAATTTATTAAATCTACATTGGGGTCATTTGTTTTGAGACCAATATTGTATTGGAAAGGCCACCTCATTGCTTTTATATGATCTGTGTTTTTGTAATTGTAATAAGTAGTCTTTGAATTGATAAAACCTTGCATTTTTAAAATCAAAGCGTCTTTGTTATACTTTTTATCTTTAACAAAATCAAACTGAATATTTTGTGTGACCCCCCACTTATCGCTACTTGTATCTTCTGTTCTTTTGACTACCTCAGCGCCATCACCAATATTCTCAATATTGTTATCAGCTTTAGATTCATGAAACGAAGTAGCAATAGGAGTGATTATTCCTAACGACAATGTTGCAGCTAATAGTCTTTTTTTGACCATAAAAATCATTTCCTTTCTTTATAAATTTTATTACATTTTTATATTAAACCTTTTTAACTTTTAATAAAATTAAATATTTATTAAAAGATTTACCGAGTTTAAAATATCTATAAATGTGTTTTTTTACTATTATTTCGAAAAAAACCCGTTCATTACCAAACAAATTATAAATAATTTATATTTTGATTGATAATAAACATAAAACCACGATATAGTTGACCATAACAACTTTTTAATCATAGCACACAATACGAACACAAAATAATTTATATACTAAAAACGTTTGTTTTTTTAAAATTTAATATATTTATGTAAAAATTAACTGTTTATTAATTTTAAATAATAGGCAAATACCGAAGTACCTGCCTAAGATTCATCATATACAATTATCAAACTGCGCTAAACTTACCAAAACTACTTATCCTATTACCTGCTTTATCTACCTCTCCTGTCGCGATATAACGACGTTGTCCACTATTAGCGATATAAGTAATCCATCTATAGCCATTGATACAATATGCGCCGTCATATTTGATTGTTGCGTTATTAGGTAATACACCAGTAATTCTTGAATTAGTTGAATAGCCGTCCCTTACGTTATTACCTTTAACATTGGCAACTGTGTAATTACCAGCCTCTTTTTTATAAGGCACATTATTCTTATCAAGTGTATAACCTGCTGGCACTGGTGGATTTTTTTGGTTTTTAGCTGATGTTTTAACATTACCAGCTACCAAACCACCTATAGGCTTACCATGAATCGCACCAGCTATTAATTTAGAATACAAGTCATAATTCTTCTTAATCCAATCCATATCTTTTTTATTAGTAATAAAACCTAATTCAGATAAACGATAATTGATATTTATTTCTGCTGATACATTAACGTTCAGTAAATCATTACGAGGTGTTACACCTCTTATTTGTCCTAAGTTATTTTTAATAACATCTTGTATACTTTTATCAATAGTATCTGCATTGAATTGACTTGAAATAATAACATGCCCACCACTTGCACTTTCTCCTGCTGCGTCTAAATGAATCTCTAGAACAATGTCATACCCCTGTGATTTAACCCAATATAAGCCATAATCTTTATTATTTCCTACATTAACACCGTAAGCAGTATCTTGATACATATCTTGTGATTGACTTGAGCCACCATATAATGCAACTTCGTGACCTGCATGTCTTAAATACTTAGCGATATTTGGTGTTATATATTTACGGATAAAATCACGTTCATTTGTTCCGTTTCCGACTGCTCCAGGATCGTTATAACCATGACCGGCTACAAGCATAATTTTTTTAGGTTTAATTACTGCTTGCTTTTTGGCAGTTGCTTGCTTAATAACGCTTTTAGCTTTATCTCCAACACTTACTTTATCTGGGAAATTTAATCTAATAAAATACATTGGGTCATCGTAATAATGAACATGTCTTGTAACGGTTTCGGGACCCCAACCAGGTTGCGCAACGCCATTTGTCCAACCTTTACCATTCCAATTTTGGCCAAACGATGTGAAAGTGTTTAGATTAGCGCTCTCAACAATTTCAACATGTCCAGCTCCGCCACCATACTTTGACGGGAAAACGACAATGTCCAACTTTTGCGGTAAAAAGCTATCATAGTTTTTAATTATTTGCCCGTATTTTTCAATCCTTGCTTTATTATCAAATGGAATATTATAAGCGTATAAACCTTGTAACCTTTCGCCTGTTGCTATCATAAAAAACATATTTGCGTAATCGTAACACTGAAATCCATAAAACAAATCAGGATTGAACTGCTTCCCTAATGAATTATCAAACCATTTTTCTGCTTGGTTTTTTGTTATCAACATTGGTCAACACCTACCCTAAATCATTTGTGTCGTTCATATTCGTAGGTGTCATTACTTCTTTAATTGGCGCTTGCCCTGTTGCTTTTCTATACTTGTTTTCAGCTTTATATTTCTTTAGCTTTTGATTTGCCCATTTACCTTCTTGAGATGTTGGATTGTCTTTATACGTAGTATATAAAGCAACAACAGTAAGTATTATTGATGATATAGTCTCATCGTCTACTGGAATCGGGCTAATACCTTTGTTCGCTAAGAATTGATTTACTAATGCTAAGATCAATACGATGTATCTTGTTATTACTTTTGCATCCATTTGTTTGCTCCTTTTATCCAAAATAAAAAGCCAGTGCCGAAGCACTGACCAAAAACATTATTTACATTTACGACCATACAAATAGCATGACAACCATCTTGCCCAACTCATTTTGTCCACCTCCCTTAAGGTAATAACGCAGTAATTGATGCAGTAATGACTGCAATCATAACAATTGTTACAAGCGCCCATATGGCACCTACGAGCCATTTATTTTGGGCGAGTGTCTTTTCTTCATTTTTTTGTGCAACATCTACTTGCGTTTGATATCTTTCTTCAATTCTGTTTAATATCTTTGTTTGCTCTAAATTCTCATCTACAACTTTATCTTGCTTATCTTTAAGTTCTTTATGAGATTCTCTTAGTTCATTATGATGTTGCTTATGTTCCTCTCTAAGTTCAAGCACATGATCAGCTGTTTCGTTTGCTAGTATTTCAACATCATCAACACGTTCAACTAATTCAGAAAGCTCTTTTTTTATTTTCTGAATATCATCCAAAACTACACCTACTTTCTAAGAAAGCTATGAGCGTAATGCTCATAACTTAGTATAGTTACATTGTTTCGCTATCAACTGTTTTATCAGATGACAAGTCAGTTCTATCCACAACTTCTTTCACAACTTTCACACGTTGTTTTTTGTTAGTTAATTGATATAACAAATTTAACGTCTCCGCAATTTTCTTAGCGTTTTCTTCAGATTTAAAATCTTGAGCATGGTTAACCATTTCAGAAGTTGTAAAACTTCCTGTGAAATCTTGATATACTACACGTTCTGTACCTTCTTTGTCGATTTGTACTAAAATAAACCTTTCTGTATTGTTGATAATTTCTTTTGCCATAATTAAATGACCTCCTTAAATTTTTGTATAAAAATAGTGCTAAGGATTACTCTTCCTCAGCACATTGTTGATTTTCTTTATTTTCTTGTATATACGCTTTTAACATCGCGTTTTCTTGTGTTAACCTCATAATTTCCTGTGATAAATAATGAATTGTATATTCAGGATTAGCTTGTAATCCTTGTTTGTTATCCTGCATTCTTTGACTCCTCCAATTTCTTGATTCTTAGTTGTTGTTCTTTGATAACAGGGATAAGATGAATCCATAGACGATCATACGCTATACCTTCAATTTCTCCTTTGTCATCATACGTGACAAACTCTTTTAATCCTAAATTCTCCACCTCTTCAGCAATCAAACCTACGTATCTATCAAGTTTATAGGTGTCTTCCGATAATTTTCTATCTTCTCTCAGCTCTCTAGCTAAAATTTCAGACTCAGCTTTATCAAACCACGTTCTAATAGGTAAGTTAAGAATAGCTTTTGAATGTTCCAGTTGTTCATCTCTATCGTTATATTGATTTTCGATAGATAACTTGTATTTACGCGCTGATGTCGAACGCCCAATTGTGCCAGCAGAAGTAATATGCAAATTAGCTGCGGCCGAATAAGTACGTCTATAAATTGAGTTAGAAGCTATCCTATCTCCTGCATCATCTGAACCTACAGACAGTAGGTCTGTACTCTGTATATGAATATACCTATTACCATCACGTCGTTTCAGCATATTAAATTTGCCATACCCTGCTTCGATTGTTGTATCTCCACCTGTTGCATATCGTCCATTAACAATTTGAACAAGACCTTTATTTCTTTCTTTAGAAAACCTGATACCCGCACCGTAATCATAGTTCTCATCAGAACCAAACATAATATAACCGTCACTCGAATAAGCATTATCTGCATTAGACAGCGTGAATGCAAATCGGTTTAATCCAGGCACTTTGTCTGTGTTTGGATATAAATACACCGGTGCCTGTTTGCTTTTGATATTCGATGAAGCGTAAGACTCCAGAACAACCCGATTATTATCTGACGTTAGTGCAACGACACCACCATAGGAATTGATTGTTATGCCATTCATACCGCTATCACTGTAAGTTTTATCCCACCATTGAATAGTACCGGATGAACCTCCGTCTTCGCCTTCTCCATCAATATATGTTGAAATACCAAAATGTGACATATAAAGTGAACCGCCTGCGGTATTATTTCTAAACCTTAGATGTCCATCTTTAAGACGTGTGAATATATCATCGGTTGATCGTTTGCCTTTCCAAGTTCGTTGTACGATTCCGCCAAGTTCAATAAAATCATTTTGAACTTGTACATAACGGTTAGCATTTCCGCCTTTAATACCAATTCTATTCACATTGATGTCAAGACCTTCATTTGATAAGTTTAGGCTATTAACAATGTCATTTTTACCAACTTTGTTATTAATATTATTTGCGACTACATTAAATTCTCTATTCGCTGTTATATCAACTTTATCGCCACTAATTTTCACGCCATCTTTATCAATAGTATGTGAAGTAATCGCCCCATTTTCGTCATACCTTAAATAGATGCCTTTCATAGCATTTACAGTGATGTCTGCTAACACTCTTGATAGTGTTCTTTTAGAAGCATTAAACTCTTCTTTAGTAGTTCTTAATTTGATTTCCTTACCATTTTGTATAATTTGAGAACCATAGCGAGTCAATGTTTTCCTCTGTGCATCTGTGCTTTCTTTGACCTTGTTGTCTGTATAAGCATTAGCTTTCTTTTCAGCGTTTCTAGCCTTTAGTTCTGCGTTTTGTTTTGCCTCTTCAAGTTTAGCTTGAGCATCTTGTATAGCGCGTTGCTCTTCTTCCGAAATTTTACCATCAGCATACGCTTGCGATTCCTTCTCTTTAAGATCATCTTGAGCATCAATGTATGATTTTAAAGCTTCTTGCGCTTCTTGATTTGCTTGTTCAATACTTGCTTTAATCTCAGGATTATTGGACAAATCACTTAACTGGTCATCAGTATATTGTTTTTGTTCTTCCAATCCGTTTCGATATTCGTTTAACGTAACTTTATCTTTGATTTCACCTTTTAAAGTCGTTCTCTCAGCTTCAGCAGTATCTAAACGTTCAACAATACCGTCTTTGTCTGTTTTATAGTCCGATGTTTTTACATAGTCACGTAATTGTTCTTTTGTGGATTCTCTAGCTGCTTCAATAGCTGATTTAACAACATTAGGTTCTCCGACTAACTGCAAATCTTCATTCACCGTTAAACCAAATTTTGTTGCTATTATTTCCAACGCTTCTTTATATTTTTCATCAGTGTATTGTGACTGTAATAATTTAAATCTATCTGAAATGGCGATTTTGACATCTTCTACATCTGTATAAACATCTTGTAATTTCTTTCTATACTCAAGAAATAAAGTTTTTGTATCTACCAACCGACCAATCGTTGCAGTTTCGGGTGTCATAGATTCTAAATTATTTTTAATTTGATTATAAACATCAATCACAGCGTCTAAACTTGCTTGTAAGTCCGCTTTCAAATCATTATCTACTAAGTACTCGCTATTCAGTAATTCTGTAGCTTCTGACAAAAGACTAGCGTGTTGTATAGATAAATTAATAAATATATTGTTTAATTCACTGAATAGCGCTTTCTCTCTTGTTATACCACCTAATTTTTCAACATCATTTGGTGTTTCTTCAATCCATCGACCATTCCAATATCTACGCAAGACAGCAACATCAGGGTTACTTGTATCATACCAAAGCATATCATTGACTGGATTTTCTGGCGGTGTATCACTTTTGTGTATTTTGCGTTCAAAGTATTCTAATTCACCATCTACAACATCTTTAACTATAGTGTTGATATTGCTAATATTATCGTTTAACTTTTGATGTATTATGTTCAATCGCTTGTTAAACTCTTCTCGTAATTCTGATTCTTTGAACTCTTTTGATTGTCCAAAAGTGTATTTGCTATCATCCGAAATCATATTATATTCTTCGGCGATAACTTCTGCCTCAACATACAACGGGGGATTGAAGTCTCTGTTTTTAACTCTAACTGTATCGCCAATAGTTATAATTTCATGTGGATATGCATCTTCTAAATCAATTGAAGTGATTTCATATGACATAACTGCCGACTTACGTTTATTTAATTCTGTTCTTGCTAAAGAACGCAAACGATCCTCTGTCATATTTTGTACATCGGTTTGAGGTTCATAAATCCCCCAAATATAACGTGCAGGTAAATTAAACTGTTCTTGCGCTTTGTCATCTGTTACAACTACTTCAGTTCGCACACCTTTTTCATTTTCAGGTCCTATAGCAATCAGGGCTGTTTTAATCTCTGACATATCAATTTTTCTAGTTAATCCGATTAAATCTTTACCGTATTCAATTTCTTTGCCTTTAAACAAACTGTTTTTCTTTCTTAATACTACATATCTACCTTTAACAGTATTAGCACCTAATTCAATATAAAAATCTAATACCATTTTATAAGTTGTACAAAGCTGCTTTAGCACTTCGTATCTAGTTTGATAAGAAGTCCATGAAGTAGTACGTAAGCCATCGTATTCGGTTTGTTCAGAAACTTGCCAACCTGTATCGTTTAAAACCTCTTTCAACGCTTCAGTTGTTGTTTTTTTCTCAAACTTTCCAGGCGTGAACGGTTTTGCCGTTGTTATGTCTGTTAAATATGAAGCTGTACACTCTACTTCAGTGTATCCGTCCAAAGTATCTTGCACCCAATCAATGATGAATTCACGCCATTGCTTGTTTGAGTCTCTTATAATAATTCTATGTCGTTCTCTAAAATGTTCGGCACGACTGGATAAAATTAGTAGATCCAATGTTTCAGAATTATCATTAATGTTTCTTTTGTGCTCAGCTCTTATTAAAGCTGTATCGTCGTTTGAAAGGAAATCAATGATTTTGTCATCAAAATCTAAAACATGTATCAAGTTATAACCTCCTTTCTACAAATATCTATCTTGCCATTTCACTTTTGTGTCAAATATATTTTCGGGTTGTATAATCAATTCTGAATATCCCGATGCAATGTTAAAGAAGTTGCTACCAAATGTTTTTTGCGAGAGCATAGGCTCTTCGTTTATAACAACATTTTTTGTGTGCATGTCAATTTTAACTAAATCGCCTTTTTGAATTATCATTTCTTTAGCACCTTTTGGCTTCGGTAGAATCTCGGTGTTAAATGAACCTAGCCCGTTCATCTCCATCCACTTATAACCATTATATTTAGCGCTATAAATCGAAATTGCACTTATTTTACGTTGATAGAATTTACCTCCATCAACCCACACTTTTTCGTTAACATCTAAAGGCTTCAATCTATCAGGGTCTTTTATATGGTCGAACTTCCATGTTTTTATATAAAAAGTGTTTCCGATTCTTTTCAACCTTATATAAACAACAATTCTATCTTTTTTATACAACAAAGGCTTATTTTGATAATCATAAATTTTTAATGGGTCACCATTTTGATTAAATAGCGTAACTACAACGTGACCTATTTTTCTATCATGGTATTTATTTTCATAACCAATAGCCGCAATTAATTTGCCGTCAGTATCATAGATGTGTTGCGCTGTTCTTCCTGCTCCTTTATCTCTTTGCTCTACAATACACTTATATGTGATTTGAAAGTCACTCACTGCTCTTGGAAGCCCTCGTTTCGTTCCAGCGCCTACCCAACCTTTTTCATTTGGGAAGTTAGTAGCTTTATAACTTTCTCCGACATTTGATATTACAAAGTCGCCTCCGACTTTCCCACCTAGATATTTATCTGGAATATCACCAGTTTCCATCTTATTCCACCCTTTAAAATCTCTGAATTCAGTATGGAATATTTGGGGCATGTAGTCTTTTGCTTCATTTGTGACTTCATCATCTCCAACCATAAAATAATCTTCATCGTTTTTAGTAATCATAAAGTAACTACTTGGCTTGAGCGCTCGAGCTTCAACAATAATTGGTGTGTCAGCAGTTCCACTATTAACAACAGAAACTTGGTCAGATATAGCTGTGTTTACATTGCGTGATTCATGGTATTTATATGGATCAGCAAGTACAACTTTTATTGTAAATTGTACGGGTGTAGCTAATTCTTTAGGTAAGTTTATTGGACCTTCGAAATATGCATTCCAGTACCATTTTTTTGAACCAAATTGTAACTTAACAGCTTGGCTATAATTAAAAAACTTCACTAGTTCATGTAACACTTCATCATGATTTTTAACACCACCAGATGACAAATAATCATTACGCACACATAAAGGCAGCTCAAAACTATATCCCTCTAATTTTCTACCTTTATAAACAGACCCTGAACGCCCTTCAACGTTTTCTGTTTTTACTACATAATTAAAAGAGGGTATTTCAAACCCTCTTTTAATATATAACCACGGTAATGTTTTGTTGTTTACTTTAATAGTATCTATCATTAAGTGACAACGCCCCCTTTCCTAAACCTTACTTTTACATTTTCTTTTCTTTCCCTTTTATCAATAGACGAGTTCACTTTTTTATCAAAATCGTTTTCATTGATAACAGGTTGATAATCTTTGTTTGCAATAACATCATTAGATTGTGCAATTTGTAACAATATGCCTATTTGTTGCTGTTGTTGTTCAATCATTTTCAATAATAAGCTAGGATCATCAAACCCGTTTAAGTCTGATAATTGACTAGGGCGCTTATTTTTATTTGCTTTTTTACCTCTTACTTCTGCAGCAGCATAATGCAACATCTTCATTGCATCATTTCTACGAGCCGGATTTGTTGGAATAACCCATTCTGGATGACCGTCTTCACCTAAGTTATACCAACCATCAAAAACTTTGCCACCTGTAGCATATGCGTAATCACCAGCGCGTTTGAACGCAACTCTCCATGAGCCCGTTCTTGGTACCCATTTACCCACAATATATCTCATAGCCGATATAGCTTGATGAGTTGGGTTAAGAGGATTATTGTAACCCGACTTTGCGTACGCTCTAAATGAAGGATCTATCATTTGGAACATACCTCTTGAAGGTGTACCAGCTCTTGCGTTGCTATCCCAATTATTAACTGCATTAGCTGTATAATTGGATTCACGTCTTGCTACACGCATCATTTCGTGTGTAATCCAGCTAGCTTTGTATTGACCTCCAAGTATATTTTGAGCTGTTCTAATCGCTCTGCGTGCATTTTCAGAACCACTCCCTCCAGATGAATTCTTTCCACCAGTTTTGTCGTTTTTCCGTAACCAAGGAATAGGGTCTGTCGAATACCTATTGGACTCTCCGCCTTGATTGACTTGGAAATGTAAATGGCGGTAATTAGTCATAGAACCTGTATTACCTGATTTACCAATTAATTGACCAGCTTTAATTTGTTCACCTGTTCTACGCAATTGTTCAGATAAGTGCATGAACCACAAAAATGTTCGACCTTTTTGAACAGTAATTGCTTTACCGCCACCATAGTTGTCATACCAACTTCTAACACGTCCACCCATTGGCGTACGTATAGGGGTACCGGTCGGCGTATCATAGTCAACACCATGATGAACGCCTCCGTTAAATGGATAATTGGGGTTAGGAGGTTTTGGCGGTGCTGAATAAGGTTGTAGTATTCTGAAACTATCAAACACAGAACCATCTCCCGCTTGGCTCTCTAATCCTTCTTTTATCCAATTAATCGCCTTACTTTTAATCTTATTCCAAGACGCTTTTGTTATATCGCCAACAATACCCATACCTTTAGTTAGAGAGCTAAAGTCAACACCAAACGCTTTGAGCACATAATTTAAAAGCTTACCCGGATTATCAATAAAGTCCATTACATCGCCAACTTTATCGCCAAGCCATTTGGTACCTTTACCTATTTGATCTTTTGTCCAGTTAAATGCCGATGATGCACTAGATTTAATATCTTTCCACATAGTAGTACCGAAATGAAATCTCGGAAGCGTTCCGTTTAACATTGAATAAGTTTGTGCACCGTTGTATACTTTTGAGCCTTTAGGTAAATAAGCAGTAGTGTCTGTATTAGGTGTGATTACACGTTTACCATTAGGGAATTCAATCATTTCATTTCTAAAACCATTTGGACCATTTCCACGTCCTTTATCCCCAACTGTAGCGAATGTATCACGTGCAATCTTACCGTTCTTAACTAATCTTGTAGTAGTATGTGTGTGCTCTGTACCAGTGTGTAACCTAGGTATTTCATCCATACCTAACTTACCACCGACCCAGTTTAAGCCTTCAATTAATTTATTAAGTCCTTTTTTAATAGCATCTACCATACCGCCGATATGATCTTTAATTTTACCAATGATAGATTTTAAACCGTCACGCATGTTTCCGAAGATATTACGTACTTTATCCCACAAACGACCAGCTATACCTACCGTGTTATCTTTAATAGAGTTCCAGATGTTTGACATCCAATTTCTTAATTTAGTAAATATATCTTTCGTCGCATTCAATAAACTTGTGAATTTAGACCTTACACCCGTAAATAACGAATGAGCCTTGCCGACGGTATTGCTTTTGATATTATTCCACGTACTAGATAACCAGTTTTTCATATTAGTGAAAATAGATTTAACACTATTGTATAAGAAACCAAAAATACTTTTCGTTGCATTCCAAATTGCAGATAATGATTTTGTGAAAATACCTTTGACAACACCCCAGATACCGGATATTAAACCTTTAAGCAATCCACCAAAGTATCTAACAACACCTAGAATCTTACCTACAAACCACAGTTGTATTAAATTCCAAATTAACTGCACAGTGCCTTTTAGTATCATCACAATACCGTCCCAAACACCTCGCCAATTACCAGTGAATAAACTTGAAAAGAACTTAATAAAGCCAAGTATGATATTTAAAGCACCTTGTATTACTCCTTTTATATTCTCCCAAGTACTGACAATCAAGGCTTTAACCGCCGGCCAAATAAATTGCATCACTTGCCAAATCGCAAACATGATTGGTTTAATTACAAAATTTAAGATAAATTCAAATATAGCTTTGATAAAATTGCATATATTTTGAAGCGCTTGAACAATAGAAATTCCGTTTTCATTAAAGAATCCATTAATTTGACTCCAAATATCTTTAGCGAAATCAACGATTGCTGAAACCGCTTGTTTAAAGACGTTTTTAACGGAATCAATGAAAGGTTGGATAAATTGAATGAAATTACTAAACGTTTGTTTAACACTGTTAATTGCACCATTAACAAAATTTCTGAATGTTTCAGATTTCTTATAAGCTATTGTAAATGCGACTGCTAAACCAGCCAGTACACCTAACACGATACCAATTGGACCAGTTAATGCTGTGAAGACTGTTCCTAAAATAGGCACTTTAGTTGATAAAAAACTAATCAATCCGCCAGCCTTTACAATACTAGCTAATAATGGAGCTAATACAGTTACTGCGTTGCCAATTGTGCTTATGAATGCACCTAATCCAAAAACTACAGGACCAATTGCAGCAGCAATACCACCGAATATAACAATCGACCTTTTAGATCCATCACTTAAACTTGAAAACCAATCAACTGCTACAGATAGCTTTTTGATTAATTCTTCCATGACTGGAGCAAACGCACTTTCAATAGAAGCCCATACATCAGCACCTACTAATTTAAGTTTATTCATTGCTACTTTAAATCTTTCGGAGCCACTTTCAGAATCTTTAAATGTCTGATTGACCGTTCCTTGCGAATCTTCGATAGTTTTTAAGAACTCTTGGTAACTAAAGCGACCGCCTTTAATAGCATCTGCTAAATCAGGACCTGCTTTTGCACCAAATGCTTCAATCGCTAAACTTGTTGCGCTAGCTATATCCGGTGTCCTTTCAATTTCTGCTAATGTCTTCTTAAATTCTTCTCTTGGGTCTTTACCCGCTTTACCCCAATTGGATATAGCTTTTTTCAAACCACTGAAGGCTATTTCAGTATTAACACCTGATTTCTCCCATTGAGAGAATAAAGCGATTGATTCTTTCATCTCAAAGCCCATAGCCCTCATTGGAGCACCGTATTTAGTAATGCTATCAGCTAATGTATCAACACTTATACCGCTAGCCTGTGCTGCTTTCGCTACCATATCAAGTACACTTTGATACTCATCAGCTTCAATACCTGCATCACCCATTGCACGCGTAATTAATTGAACGGCTTGTACGCCGTCAGAACCTGTTATGTGACTAAATTTCAAGAATGACTCTGTGGCACTCTCAAGTTCTTTGCCAGTGAAACCTAACCTTGTGTTAACTTCCCCTAAAACACCGCCTACAGTCTCAGCGTCTGCTGGAAAGTTGCCATAAACATCTTTAAATGAATTCTGCAACTTCTTAAGCTCTCCGCCGGTTGCTCCTGTTGCTTGGGTAACTGTATCTAAACCTTTATCAACTTCTGCAAAAGCTTTTCCTGATGCTGCTGCAATACCTAAAACAGGTGCAGTTACACCAATCATCAAACCTTTACCAATGGATTTTAAACCATCACCCATTTTTGTTAATTTAGGTCCCATACTTTCAAAAACTTTACTGGTTTTTCCCCAGCCACTTTCTGCCATTCTTTGAGCTTCAACTTGAGCTTTTTTGAACTCTTCAAACTCAGTTGTTGTTTTTTCTAGTTCTTTTTCTAAAAAATTCAGCTCATTTGCTTGTTTGTTATATTCTTGTCGTAATTTTTGAGCTTCCGCGCTGTTTTCGCCCTGTTCTTGAGATACCTTGCCATATTGCTTGGCTAAATCATCAACGTTTTTCTTATAACCTGTGATAGTTCCATCAAGTTCTTTAATCCTTTGTTTGTAACTATGAGTTGATTTTTCGGTATATTTGAAGTTGTTACCGGTTAACTTTAAGTCAGAATTTAAAGTTTTAAAGTTTCGTTTGATTTCTGCAAATGATCTATTTAAATTTGCTGCATCTAAATCCAAACCTATAGATAAACCTTTTATTCTTTCTCCCATTTTTTACCTCCTTTCTAAAAAAGTTCAAAAAAATAACCCTAACCAAACGGTTAAGGTTAAAACGCATCAATTAAAGCCTCTGCTTTTTCTTCAGAAATGTCATTGTTTTTATTTTGATATATGGAAAGTACATAATGAAATGGCATTTTTAAAACTTCGTTAGCGTCTTTACCATTTTCAATTAAGTCCATCATGAGAGTATCCATATTTTTCAACATTGCTTTATATGTTAAATCTTCAGGCTTTATTTCATGTTCTGGATAAAATTTCTAGTTTCCTCAGTTTGCTGACCTTGAGTAATGAAAATCACTTGTTCACGAAGTGCATTCATTCCATCAGGTGCATGCATACGTTCTTTTAGGTCTTTAACTGTGAATTGGTTATCGTAAATTTTTACAACCATATCCATCAATCTGTCAGCGATTTCTCTTGGTTTCATCGTGCTATTTTCGTCCTCAATATCATCGATTAAATCCATTGCTTCGTATACAATTTCAAATGAAATGAAGTGTGGTGTTAAGTACGTTTGTAATTTAATTTCATTTGCTTTCGGGTCTTCTACTAATTGAATAATGTTACGTTTTAATTTTGCCATTTTATAATACTCTCCTTATTTTCAAATAAAATAGAGGGGTTGCCCCCTCTTATGCTTCTACATTTATTGTTATAGTGTCACTCATATTACCAACTGTTGCTTTAACCGTAGCAATGCCTTGTGCTTCCGCAGTAACTTGACCATCACTATTGATTGATACAATATTCGTTTGATCTGTTGTGTATTTCAATAACTTACTTTGATTAGATGGCTCTACTACAACATTTAAATCGTATGTGTCGCCAACTTTAAGTGTTTTAATGCTATCTGGTATATTAACCGACTTTACCGCAGTTTCCGATGAAGCCGGTTTTGTTACAAAGTTTCTTCGTTACCCTCTGTCACGTTTCCAGTATATTCTTCGCCTAAAATTTTCTTTAAGAAAGCCTCTTCGCCTTTTTCACCGTCTCCATCATGATTTGTCATGTTAGCTGAATCAAAGATATACTTACGTACTGACTTTTTATTATCAACTAAAGGGAAAAGTGCCTCACCTTCAACCTCTTCACTTGAGAAATCCCAATCTTTCTCAGCCGTTTCTCCATCGATTTTAGGATTTGTAAACATAACTTTAGGTAATAAAACTGTTCTAAATGTACCGTCTCTACGCTCTTGTCTGAACCATACAGCTACGTAATTGTTTTGTTTACCTTGTTTCTCTTCGTAAACGCCATCTTCATCATAATCTTCATTAAAAACAATTTTGCGAATCTCTTTAGGGAACGCATGCATTTGTAATGAGATTTTACCTTCTCCGTCTGTATTCCCTGATTCAATTGGACCGCCATCAGCATAAGCTGTTTTTAGTTCTCCACCAGTTTCAACACCAATTTTTTGTAATCCTCTTGTTTTTGTAATATCACTATATTTTAATTCCGCGCCTTCTTTCGTTAATTTAGCGAAACCTAAACCAGTAATGTTAATATACGCCTTTGGCGCACTTGCATGTTTTACCGCCATTTAATTTTCCTCCTTATAAAAAATGCCCTCGTAAACGCGAGAGCTTCTATATGTTTTAAATTCTTCTATATATTCCGGTTTTCCATTTGAAACATTTCCCATTTTTAGTTCAGACCATAATAACTTTTGAATGCGATTAGATATCTTATTTCTTATGATTCTCGCATTATATTCATCATTGTACTTAACAAAAACATCTATTTGGACAATATAACTATATGCACACTCATCTCCGTCAGTATAAGTTGTAGGTATTGGGTCGTCGATATCGTCAATAACAATAAAAGGTACATCAGTATCTTTTACATTAGGGTATTTATTGAACTTAATATTATTGATATTTACGTGCTCTCTAATAATTCTGTCTTGACTAATCACTTCATGAACTTTGTACAAAATATCAATCACAATTTTTTCAACTCCCTTTTTAGCGTCTCAAAATACTTATTTTGCCCTTGTCTTATTGCTCTATTAACACCGCCCATAGCTTTAGGTTTGATAAATTTACCTGTTCCTTTTTGAACGTGTCCATATTCAATTAAATGTACGATTTTATAACGGTCTTTAGAACCTCGCCAATGAACAGTAATTGTACGTTTTCCGTTTATCCATTCAGGTTTACTAAAACTTACCTCATTAATTAATGCTCCCGTATCTTTTGAGGGCTTTAGTTGTTTTTTTACTTCTTCAACAATTACCTTAGCACCAGCTATTAACGCCTTATCTTGAACTTTTACCATCTCTTTTATGCCAAAACGTTTTTCTAATTCTCTTTCTAATGCTTTATCACCTATCACTTTCACACTCATGAACTATATCCTCCACGAATCATAATAAAGTCTTTATTATCCAAATCTGGTGATACTTGCTTTATATTCAAACGATTTTTGAAATATCTTGATTCAATTTCAAGATAATGTTCTTCACTGGGTAAATAATCACCTTGCGGATCACGAATATACAATTTAATGTCATTTTGGGTTCCGTTTGAGATAGCTTGTTCTAATTCACGTAACCAGACACCATCAATACTCGCCCAACAGCTATATAATAATTTTTCTTCTTTTTCTCCAGCTTCTGGACCATTATTTTCAGTATACTTATAAAAATGAACACGAGTATTTAAACGTTTAGTTGTAATTCTAGGTTTTTTAAACACTTTCTTCATCTTCTGATACCTCCATTAGAGATAACGAAAAATCTATTATTTCAGGTCTGTAATTATCGTTGAAGTGTTCTAATAAATCTTGATAAGCATATCTAGCGCGTATAAGTATCAATTCTTGACCTATTAAATTCTCTAATTCAAAAACTCCGCACTGATTTTTTATACGCTCGTACGACATTTTTAACAACTGCTTTAAGTACTCATCCTCTGAATTATGGTCAATCTTTTCAAGTGATTTAAATTTGACAAGCAAATCATCAATCGTCATTGTCTTCACCATTCAATAAGTCGACGATTTCACTTTTAACCATTGAACTAGACGCTTTTTTTTGTAATGATTCGCATAGTTCTAATAATTCTTGTTTTGTCAGCTTATCTAAAGGTACGATATAAACTTTGTCGTACTTATTTTTGATTTGATTTGTCAACAATTCAACACGAGGATTGTTATACCCTTCAGCTGGATACAACTCCCCTACTTTGTACTTGTGTTGATTGTGCTCTATGTCTTTAAAAGCTCTAACAACTTTAAATTTCACCATTTTATCACCTCATAAAATTTTATAGTGTTTCTTCGGTACCTTCTAAAGCTGGCTTATGTCCTTTTAAATCTAATTTCCAAACAGCAGCAACTTTATTATCTTTCGCTTTGCCGTAAGCAAATTGTTTTGCAGTGTATAAATCCATATCATCTAACGCAAGTGTTTCTTTAAATTTCTGAACATTAATACCACCAGCTAAATAACCATCATATAAACCTTTAACGTACGTTAAAACCTTACCTGCTTCTTGGACTGTAGACTCGATAACATTCAAATTAAATGGTAAAGCAGTAACATATACGCCATTTGCATTTAAATGTGTATACTGTGCTTGAACCTCAAAAGCATCGGACGGATTAACAACCATTGTTACATTACCTTTAACCGCTACTGATTTACCTTTCTCGTTAGTTGAGTGGTATTTAAACACTTGCGTCAATTCATTAACCGTAGCGCGCGGATTAGCAAATGTAAGCGTACCTTGTTCTTCTTTCTCTGGATAAGCACCCTCAGTTACCGATACACCTTTTTGTACTTGACGGTTTAAGCCGATTGGTTGGTCTTTACCAGTACCTTTTAAGAACGCAGTTTCAAGCGCCACTGCAAATGCTTCTTCGATTTGAACACGAACAAATCTTTCAATCCACGCAGGACCAAAATCATTTAAATCTTTTGGTAAAACAACAAACGCTGTCAATTTATTTTGAATTGCTGTTTCTTCACTGAACGCAGCATCTAATTGACCTTTAATTTCACCATAGATTTTACCCCAAACGGCTACGCCAGAAGTTTCAGATTTTAAGAACTTCAAACGCAAACCAGCGTTTTTAATACCTAAATCAGCTAATAACGGATGATTCGTCGTCAAATCTTCAAAAATTCTATCAATTGTTTCTTCTGGCAAAAGTTTTTCTTCTTTATAGTTAACGTTTTTATTGATATCCATGAAGAAACTTCTTTGGTTTGCACTCAAAGATTGTGCTGATTTAGGTAAACTAGAAACTCTTTCAGCTTCTGCTTTTGCTTGTAATTTAGTTTCTTCAAATAGTTGGTTAATCATGTCACCGTACAATTCATTTTGTCTTTCTTGCGGTTCACCGTTGTTTACTGCATTAATAAATTCGTTTTTCGCATTTGCGAATGTTTCCGATAAATTTATAGTCATTTTATGACCTCCTATTTTTTGTATTAAAAAAGGAATCTTGAAAATCCATTTGCTGATACTTTACTATCTGCAACATCGATTTCTGATTCCTTTTCTTTCATATTTATTTTTTCAATTACTTTATTTGCTATTGCGTCAATATCAATGTTAACCTCTGGCGTTTTACTTACCAAAGCTGTTACACGATTTAATACATCTTTCGATAACACTTGTGTATTGCTTGCTACAATTTGCATATTGTCGTTTTCAAACATTTTACTATCCGCAAAACCTTGTTCAATGGCTTCATCAGCATTTAGCCACGTTTCCCTAGCCATCATTTCTACAAGTTCTTGTTTGTTTTTACCAGCTCTAACCGCATATGCCTCAGCCATTATTTGACCAACATGTTCTAATGTTTCTGCAGCATGATTTAGATCTTTCGCTTCTCCTTGCGCAATACTTGAAGGATTGTGAATCATCATTCTAGCAACCGGACTCATTTCGATGTGGTCACCAGCCATTGCGATAAGCGATGCCGCACTTGCTGCTATTGCTGTGATACGAACATTCACTTTGCCTTTATGAGCTCTTAAATGTGTATATATTTCACTACCAGCTACTAGGTTACCACCATTTGAGTTAATTATAATATCAACATCTTCATCACTAAATTCTAGTTGTGTTAAAACATCTTTAGGACAAGTCGAATCCATACCAAGCATTTCGTAAACCCATTTATCTTCGTTGGAAACGATGACGCCTTTAATCTCCGCTTTCATCTTCATCACCACCTTTCAAAGTGTTTTCATCTTTTTCTTTTTCATCATTTTCACCACTGTTAGCTTTTTCGTAGTTTTTAGTAATCAGGTATTCGTCTAATTCAGGATTGTCTGATGGTTCTTCACCTAACATAATCCGCACCTCATTCCTTGTAAATGAACCAGAACTTACAAGTTTGTCAATTGCTTCAGCATATTGAAGTGGGTCTTTTTTATTCACACCGACAATTTCTATTCTTGTATCTTTCAAATACATGCTTTGTGTTATGAGTTTCGCGTTTAATTCGTTCTGAATCTTTTTTAATAAAGGTGTTAAACAGAACTTCTCAAATACAAGCGTGTTTTTTTCCAAATCAGCTGTTTCTCCGTAAATCAAACCTGGAGGTATACCAATCATCAACGCAACATTTTTTATTGCATCTCTCATTAGCTCACTCAATTCAGAAAAAGGCATGTTACTATTCTTACCACCATTAGATAATTCCTCATAATCAAAACCTTCTATCAAAGGCGCGATTGCTAGTTGATTTTTATTAAAAGTATTGAATAATTTATTTGTGAACGCTTGTAATTTTTCTATATTCTTTTCGTCATATGCGCTAGAGGCAGATTTCAAAATCCCTCTTATTTGATAGTTTTTTAATTGTGCACCTATCATTCTTCCGAATATTTTCCCGTAATCTTCGAATAGACTTTCTACAAAGTGTGTCACTTTATTGTTGTTGTACTTTAAATATATGACCTCTTGCATTGTGAAAGTACGTTGATAAGTATAATCTTTAACCGTTACATCTTTGAATATATCATCATACAAAGCGTACTCTTCTCTGTAAAAGCTATCTGCGATAAGTAATTCTTTGTTGTCACTTACTACGATTAAAACCTCGTTATCATAAATTAGTTTATATATAACTTGTTGCCAAAAACTATCGCTTGATAAGTCAGTATTTGGTTTTATATTTAACTTGTAGTAAACATCATTCTTTTGAATTCTATTACCTTCCAATACTTTAAAATGACTTTGAGCGACAGCTCTCGCAACAAATTCAATACAACTATCAATCGCTAAACGTTTCACATACGCTTGTTGTGATAGATCTTCTATCATATCTAAATCAAGCATATATGTTATATCTTTCCTAGTTTTAAATATCTTTTCTAGAATACTCATGTCTCACCTCCTCTATTAGAAATCTATACTCATTAATGCATCAAGCGCTTTAGACATATCTTTGTCTACTATATCGTCTGCTCTATATAACGCATGAACAAATGCCATAAATCCATCCGTTTTACGTCTGACTTCATCTTTTTTGATATACTCTTTATTTCCATCCGGCTTGATTTTTACAGCAACATTATTTGTAAACCAACGCATTAATGGATCATCTCCATATATCACATTATGTTTAGCAAATATTGTATCTATTCGAGGGGCTAATAAGCCGTGTATTGCTTTTGGGTTTCTTATAACATCTAATTCGATGCCTGCCGCTTCAAATGCACGCCTTACAATGTCAGTTCTATAGTTATCAGCCACAACTTTCTCAAGTCCATATTTTTCCTTAGCTTTTAAAAACCAATCAACAATATATTCAATTTCAATAACATCATCATCGACAATCGTCAATAACCCCATTTTTTCCCATTCTTTAATAGGTGGCTCTAATTTGACATCATCCAAAAACCCTTGTCTTACAAAAGAATGTCCTAACCAAATATAATCGTCGTTCTTTCGAAATAGTAGCCCTACACTTGCGAAATCTCGGATATTTGCAAAGTCTAAACCACCTATACACATTTGGTTATCTAAATTTGGTATCTCTCTATTAGTCGCTAGTATTTCTTTCCATGGTGCTATGACTTTTTCAAGATCAACTTCAGGCAAATTCATTCGCTTAGTTATGAATTCGGGCTTATTTGAACGGTTGAATGGTAAATCGTTATATTCTTCTTCAATAGTACTTAGCAGTGTTCTAGCGTATTCTGACAACGGTTTATGTAACATTGGGTTTGCCTTTTCCCACATATTTCTGTCATCAACTTCTTTTGGATCATCTAACTTACAATAAAAAGGGAATAACCTACTATTTTTAACCTTGCCACTTAACACACTCGCAATTTTGTGCTTCATTGAATCGATATAACCATCTCTAACAAAGCCATCAGTGCTAATATAAAATGTTCGTCGGTTTTTCTTTTTACCTAGTCCACCACGTTTAACGTTTACCATTTCAGGACCAAAGAAATAATGAATTTCATCAAAAATAACACACCCCTCACGTCCACCGTCTTTGGTTTTTGTGTTTGATGTGTTATATCGAATAACCGATTTAGTTGCACGGTTTATTATTTTTGTTTGACTAACTTCATAAGGAGCTTTTGGCGTTTTACCCGTCTTATTTCGTTTGTTTTCCATTAAAACGTTTCTGATTTCATCAAACGATGTTTTTGCTTGTTCTTCACTATTAGAAACAATAGAGATGTGATATTCTTTAACTCCATGTAGGGGCGTAGAAAGAAAATCACTAATTGCACTTATTAAACCGTTTTTCCCGCCTCCACGTCCCATGAAAATAGCAAATTCTGTAAAGAAAGCTTCATCTGTATTTTTATCTATAAGAAATATATTAGCAATGATAAACCTTTGAAAAGGTAATGTTGGAAAATACCATTTTTCAATAAATTTGATACAATCCTCGATTTTCTGTTCATCAAAATATACATCATCTCGTGAATATATATGTGTTTGTAGATAATTAAATAGATCAATTCTTTCTTTATTTAAAATTATCTTTCCTTGTTTCCACAAATTTATATATTCATCAACGTATTTATTACTAATCATAGGTAATCATCAGATGGTGTTTCTGTGTCTTCTTTCTCTTCGGGCAATAAATCCGATAATTGTTTGATTATTTTTTGATAGGCTGCATCTCTAGCATTAAATAGTTTGGCTACTGGTCTTTCTCTTTCATATGGGGGCGCCTTTTCAGATTGAGTAAATAAATCATAGTCACCTTTTTCTTTTATGTCTTCCCACATGTAATCAAGCATTACACGTAGTCTTGCTGCTTGAATAATTAAACCATCAACTACTTTTAATTTATTGCTAGGTATGTCTTTATATAATACTTGCAGCCTTTCTTTTTCTTTAAGCACTAAGTTTTCATCAACTATAATCTCCATTTCATCACCTGCCTTAAAATGGTTATAAGAGGGGGGGTTATACATGGATTTTTAAAATTATCGCGAAGTCGAGCCCCTGCCCGTTCCCCAAGTATTTTGATCGCTTTTGATTTTTTTGACCCGGGGGTATTTACCATTTTTCGTCTTTCCATTTATTTTCTTTTTTTATAAATCTCTTTTCTTTTTTGTTGTGACATTTAATACACAGTGTTTCTAAATTGTTTAAGTCATGAGCAAACTCCGGATGATGTTCTAGCGATAATATATGATCTACATCCAACGACTTACGCTTGCTTTTGTCATATGTCGTTAACTTGCCGTCTCTCTTACATTGTTGACATTCATAATTATCTCTTTCTAGCACTCTTTTTCTTGTTATTTGCCATTCTTTAGACTTATAGAATCGTATACGTTCGTCTTTAGTCATCATAATGTTTCACCTTATATAACTTAAGTAGTATCAAGACGCATCTATACTTGATGTGTAGTAATGTATTTACAATTAGTTTGAACATGTTCATACCTCATAAATAAAAAGACACATCACATAGTGATGCGCCTCTTGTTCATGCGTCGTATTAGCAGTTAATAACTTTAAATATTAATCTGATACTAACATAATAAACTGTTTTAATGCGGACTTACATAGGGTAAAAGTCCGCTACACATAACCAATATACTTTGCTAACTTATCGATCAGTGCATTCCTTCTACGTAATATACTTGTCTTACTTGTACCAAAGTAATGTGCTATATCTTCCCATTCATAACAACCAATAGGACAATCCCAATATCTAAACCTTAATAACTCAAGCGTATCCTCATCACTTTCATCTATCAATCTATCTACACCGTTAACTATATTTCTTAATGTATTGTACCTGTTATCACTAAACTTCTTTATTGCACATCGTTCAATCGGGTTACCCGGCAAATTACTTTTGCCAGCTCCCGCATTATCTGGTTCATGACTTTCAAGTAATTCATATTCTCGCATCTTCAACTCTCTTCGATAGTTATCGATGTGCTGAATGTATTCTTCAAGCTTTTTGATATCGTGTTTCTCAATCTTTATCATTCAATGCAATACCTCCGATAATATAAATTACTTTTTAATATCGTTATTCATTCGCTTTAATTCAATCCTGTATTCTTTTAACCCGTTGTATCCTTTAGTTTTAACTACTTCATCAAGTAGATAATCATTCATATATCTGAGCGCTTGTATCTCCCTTGCACGATCACTATTAATACTGATACAAACTAATAGCAATATAGCAAATACAATAGTCATAGTAATCCACATCATTTAAATCTCCTCTTGTTTAAATTAATAATAATTCTTTCTTTTATCGAAGTTCTGTTTATTTTAAACTTTTGACTAAACTGTTCTTCAAATTTATCAAGATAAAGATTATAATCGTTTATTTTTCGTCGGTACTCTGAAGTGATAAAACTATCAATATGATTATAAGCTCTATTTTCATTCATTTTATTAATTATATTTTTTAAATAAGATATATCTTTTTGATATTCATTTATAATAGCAATTGTTTCCATAACAAAAGAAGGATTAAAAAAAATCTGATTTGTACTAAATTCATTGTTGAAACTCATCTTAAAATCTTCCATTGCCTTAACTCTATTTGATAAATTAATCATTTGTCTAAATCCAATAACATTTTCATACGCTTTTTTACTTTGCTTATCTAAATTATTAAAGACTTCAATATCAAAAAAATCTAAAAATTCATGCTGTTCTGTTGGAATAATATAAGCTCCAATCATCTTTTTAGCCTTTTTAAAACAATCTAAATATATCGGATATATTTGTTCTAAATTGATTTTTTTACGTTGTAAGTTAGAATCTGTAAAATACCTAAAAATCTCTTTAACTGAATAAAGCACAACACCTCCTGCTAAAGTATATATGCTTCCTATTATTTGCTCGTTCATTTTTATCTACCTCTTTATAATATTTTCTGAAAAGGAATCTATAATTTTATACATACCAAAAATTCCTAATGCATTTATTATCACTCCATCATCAATAATATATATGGATATTAAGAAAGCAAACAGCAAAACGATCAAATCATAAATAAATATTCTCATTATTCACTCACCTCCGCTCGAAAGACGTAATCACTCGGCGCCTCTACATCATCATTAGCCGTCATCATAATATATACTTGCTCAGTTACATACTTACCTAACTCATACATCGCTAGTAAGAATAATAGTCTCAAAATTTCTTTAACCACCACTAAACACCCCATGTTAATTTATCGATAATTTGTATAGCTTGTTTTAATGCGTCTCTTTTTTCTTCGATATCTCTATTATCGCCATCTTCATCAGCTGACATTAACTCACTGTCATATTCATATAATAGTTCTGATATTTCATTACTAGCTACTACTAATAAGTTTTCATCTACATCAATCGTTACCGTTTTCTTTGGCATCTCCATCTCTCCTTATCTTAACTTGTGCCTCGTATTTGCGCTCAGCTTCTTCTTTACTCTCTGCCTCAACAACTGTAAACGTCTGATTATCTCTAGCAGTAGTAAAATGTTCATGTGGTTGTCCTGTTGAATCTTTGAATGTTGTGACTAAGTATTGTGTCATTCCTCATAGCTCCCTTGAACTTGTTTGAGCTTACTCATAAAAAACATTACTAAAAATGCTATTAAGATATGCGTCTTTTGATGTTTATAAGCAAATGTAGATATCATAAAGATAGTAGCAAGCATTAACATTTCATATATGTTTGTGTGTATAGTCTTTTTACTCTTAAGAAAAATAATTGCTATGCGATAAAAGAGATAAACGCCAAACCCTATTAAAAATATTTCTAACATGTCGCTCACTTCCCCAAAACCTCCTTGACTCGATCTAAGATGTCTTTACACGTATCCTTTTCCTGCGTCTGCTGTTCCATCTTGTCTTTCGTGGTTCCTTTTCATTTTCTTTTTGTATGCGTCAATGAGTTGGTCGATAGAATATAAGTTGTAAGCAATATCTAGTGGTATAATAACTGCACTTAAAGGTTCTAAACCAACGTTTGATACATCTGACATAAAGTCCCAAACGGATTGAGATTCATTGTAAAGATACCCATCTTTTCTAAGAGTGCTTAATCCATATTCTAATTTTTCGTTCGTTACCTCTTGTTGATTTGCAATACTCAATCCAAACGCCAACATGTCAGCTAATTCATCTAACTGTACGTCTAACGGCTTACCTGGTTTCTTCTTCCAGTTCTTAAACGTTTCCAATGTATTAAACCATTCAAAGAATTCAACTACATATGCAATCTTGCTATCCTGTAAATTAAGTGTAGGTATTCTACTATCGAATTCCTTTTGTATTTGTAAAAATTCTTTTAATTGATCTACTGTTAAATTATTCATTTATTCGTTATCTCCTATCGTTTTAATTCCTCAATAAATTTAAGCACTCTATCAATATCAATCTGTTCACTTTCTGACTTGCGTTTATTCAACCAATAATCTAACTCGTACCACCAGTCGTCGTTTAAATACTTTTCTTCTAGCAATGCATCACGTTGGTCGATGATTTCAAGCATTTACTCGTCCTCCAAAAATTCAAAATATCTTTCAATCTCATGCTCGTTAGCAAAGTAATATCTAGGCGTCTTATGAGATTTAGGATTAATCCAAATAATGTAAATAGGTATCCTTTGAAATGATAAAAATCCAGTTAATAACACTTCTTCATTAAAAATTTCAAAGAAACCTAATTCTTTTTGAACCTCTTTCACATTATCTTTTGTTACGTATACCGACTTTAAGTTTTTATTTTTGATAACTGGGTGCGGCACCACATTTTTTAATCGTTTCCATTCCACTCACTCGTCCCCCTTAATTAGATAAATTGGTTTAGTAATAAAATCTATAATGCTAATAACTGAATCATCAGACAGTTTATAATGTGTATCTCTAATATCTCCGACCAATTGCACAATCTCTAGACTTTCGTTTGTTTCATGGTTATATACTTTATCTCCTACACTAATACTCATTTTCCTGCTCCTCCTCATATTTATAGACCACTTGCCCCGTCATAATCCCTACTGCTTCATCAAGACCAATATCTTCTTTGAGTGCATCTTGCATAGCATTAGGTAAACCCTTAAGTATTTCATCAAACGCTTGCGCTTTCTTATACACGTCCTCAATCTCTTTTAGTAATCCCTCTGTGTCATTGCCGTTATACGCACTAGCACTTATAACGGACTGTTCAATTTGTTCGCGGTTATTCATCATTTCCATCTCCTCTAAAATAAAGTTAGTTGCTTCTGCTCCTCGTATTCCAAACCATGTTGCTTTATATATGTTTCGAGCTCTTCTGCTGTATTAAATGTCTTTTTAACGCCTTGCCAACCTGGTACGATATGCCCGTGAAAGTAATAAGTGCCGTTTACTACATGAATATGTGCCACTCGTTCGTTATCCTGATACAGATATCTCTTAGATCCAAAGAATTGATTTAGGTATTCTTTGCGTGCGTTATCTGTCATGATCTACTTCTTAACTTTCACGAATATGTCGTTTTCCATCAGGTAGCACGCATAACGTCCTCTTGGATGTTTCTGTGGTACATTAAACAAATGTGGCTTCTTCTTACGTAGCTCAGCCTCTTTACGTCGTTGCCTAGCTATTTCACGTTCTCTAGCCTCTCGTTGCATAATTCTGGCTAACATGATTTCTTTATACTCAGCTAAGCGCATACCATAAGGTGCATGTAAGGCTTCTAACAACGCCCAGCCACCTCGCACTCTTTTTGCAACCATTCCTGGAGTTAAACCATTCTTTTTTATCAATTCATTTTCATGTTCGGTAAATTTATATGGTTTACCGTTAATCTTTACGATACTCATTTATTCCACCTCTATATATGCGTGTCTTATTGTTATGCTGTCATACTCTAGTATTTCGTCCGGATTGTTATATAAGTAATCTGCCAGCGCTTCTTTTTCTTTATCCACATCATCGAAATGATGATATTCAACTTCTGTAGGTATTCTTATATCAATCGTTGCATTTATATATGCTTGTTGTTGCATTAAATCACTTCATTTCTCTTTTTCTTTTACGTCTGACTTTCACTAAGTCCTCATATACCATCCATTCTTGACCTGTGTATTTAGGTGCTTTACATATCCACGTTAAATTCACATCTCTATACTGATATCTGAATATCTTCGCTTTGATGTTGGCAACTTCAGTCGCCTTACCTTTAACGTCTATAACTTCAACCAGTTTCCCTTCCTTCCACAAAGAGAAATCGGCTATATACGTAATCGGTCTTTGTTTCCCGAATTTAGGTTGTAATTCAAATTTCGGTTGTATTTCGATACGATCATAGTTAGTACCATTCATATTACTTTCTAAATATTGGTAATATTCACACTCTACTTTGCTATCAAATACAATTCCTTTGTACTCAACTTTCTTAGCGTTGTATTTACTCATCGTCCACCTCTAAATATCAAATATCGTTGCTTGTAAACCTAGCTCTTGCTCATATAGAAGTCCGTGAGCGCCTTTGAATCGTTTTAGGTCACTATCAGTCATAATTTTCTTTTCGTCGCTGAAATGGGCTCCTGAGAGCGAATAAACTTCATTTATGTTGTCTTTATACTTGATGATCTTAATATCTTCCGTGCCATCTTCTCGGTATAAGTAATATTTTTCTTTCGGCATTTTTAACACTCCTTAATATTCGACGATAGCGGGGCGTGTATGACGTTCTGCAAGTTTTTGGATAAATAGGTCGTATAACTTATTTTCATCGCCCTGTGCCTC